TGCTGGTACTCGTAGGGTTTGGGTATGCCTCTCGGACAAAGTTAACGTCTTTATTGAGCAAGTACGTGTAGTCGCCAGCAGCGTCTATAACTGCTAAAGAGAACGGATATAAGAAGTCTGTAGGGTATACCAAATACTTATTGCCAATACCTAAAGTACCTGTCTGATTCCGGCGCAGGGCAGGTATTTGCACAGAGTTATAGATACCCTGCTCAGCCTGTTCGGTAAACATAGCAAGTTGCGCTTCGGTAAACGTCTGCTCACAGATGTCTTGGATGTTTGTTTTAAGCTCGGTGTAATTCACCCGCTAACCCTCTTAGGCCATTGGTCCACGAGCAAGAAGCCCTTTAGTAGCAGCGCCTGTGCCACGTACTTTAATACCACTAGTCTTTAAATTGGTGGGTGGAGCATTGAGACCATCGAGGTCAACTGTGTACACCGTAGGCGTATCAGGGAAGTCAATTATCTTAGGGGTTTTTACTTTTGATCTGGATTTATTTTTCATTGCCGTCTCCTAGCTAGTAACTACCGTGACTTGGCCTACGGTACTTGTAGCTTCTAAAGTGTCTGGAGTGAGTCCAAAGGGATCGTTTAGCCCAACTGGCCCCCAACCCCACTGAATATTTATACTACTAAAGTTACCTGCGGGTACTATGCTCTGATCTGGTCGCGGGTTTCGTATCGCTTGCGGATCATCTACTGGGAACGTACCCAGCATAAGTTGCGGTTGATCCGGGTTCCAACACTCAGGACAAGCCTTTATCTCGGTCTCTATCCCTTTAACCACTAAATTCTTTAGCTGCTTTAGTCTGTACTGAAACCCGCACACATCGCACATGGCGAGTGCTCTTTTATTTGAGGCGAACCTGTTGCTCATGGGTTAACCCTAATAGCTGCTCAGTCTTGGCACAAGGCGTATTGTTGCTTTCTCTCTGTCTTCACCCGCCGCTAGCTCAAATTGACGCTCATATTCGCCCTGTAGCATAGGAATTCTAGGCATAAGGTCGGGGTCTTTTGAGGCTATATAGTACGCCAACCCTGCAACTAAGCACGGTAAGAATCGAAAGCTAACGTCGGGGGTCTGTGCGCCCGCACCTGCGTTTTCAATACGGCGCATACGCCAGTACCTCAGCACGTAGACAGGAGCTACAGCGGTGCCCTGATCAGGCACAGGCCATATATTGACAACCGGCGCATCTCTTAAACGCTCTACATTAATCTGTATAGGGCGGCCTTGAGTCAGCTTGTTCGGGATACTGGCATAAGTGGGCATACTAATACGCGAGATGGTTAGATCAGATTGTGTGCTAGCGTTACCTTGATTAGTCCGTACTACTTGCTCTAGTAAGTCTATGGTATCAGCAGGGAGGTCGTAAGTGGCTGTGCCTTCAACGAGGTTAACAAACCCCTCCTCAATCGTCCACATGTTAATACCGCGATTCTGCCACTCAATAGTTAATAAATTCATAGACCTACGAGCAGTACGCAAGTCGTAACCAGAGCGCATTTCACGGCCAGCACGTTCCCAAGACTCCTCGGCAATTTCCGTGAAGTCCATGTTAAAATCTGCAACGCCTGTGGTAGCCATTACCTAAACAAACCTACCTTTAGTTCCACCTTGCGAACATATCCCGTCACCTACGCTACCGCCCGCTTTGTAGCTACCCATTTGGCGCTTTTCGTAGTCCCGCTCTCCGTCTATACGACGGCGTTCTGCGGCTGCATTGCCACCCGTATTGTTCCTAATGCGGTAAGACTCGTCATTTAGGTTACGTATTTCTTTCTTATCATGGGCCATAACTCCGCCCATGTTGTACTTCTTAACTTTTTTATCAGCCTTCATGTAGTCTGCTCCTACCGTTTGCGGGATGCCCGCTTTCTTGGCGAACTTAGGGTTATTTGCTACTGCTGCCATTAACTTATGCTGTGCTTTGCTTTTGCTAGGCATATAGTTTTTGCACAGTAAAGATAAAGGTGTAAGTATCCCCAGCAGTGGGTGCTACTGTAGTCGCTACAATATCACCAGATTTGCCAGCTCCAGCGTTGTTGGGTATACCAAAGTCACCAAAGTCGTACTGCTCAGTCCAGTCTACAGGTAAATCAAATATAAGAACGTTAGCCGTAGCGTCCCATTCTAGTTCGACCCCAACTCCAACCCCTATGTAAGTAAGCCCCACCAACGTAACGGCGGTGCAGGCTCGCTTAGTAACAGGATCAACCGCTAACGATGAAACGTCCACCATTACGCTAGTTACTACGTCCGTATTACCTACAGCGGTAGTGACCTTTATAATAGCCGTGCGGCCACCATCTTGGATGATTTGTGTTGATACCGTGTCAGCCATAAATTACTCCTATTTTAGAGGTTTATAACCTAGGCGAGATTATTGTTTTGTTGATACAGAACAGTGGCTCTAATTTCACCACCAGAAGAAGCACCCGTAGTAGTCCAAGTCAATTTCTTATCCGCAGTTCCGGTATCTGCCCAAGCTAGAGCGCCGCCAGATTGAGTGGTGGGGTACTTTCGACCTGCACCAGAAGCAACGGTAATAGAATAGGTATTAATAAACGTAGCGTTACCGCCCACAGTATCACCTATGCTTAACACCGTTGTAGCACCAGCTACCGCTGTAGGGCAATCTAGTACGATGTCTATGATCTGAGAGTTGGCAGGGATAACTACCGTAGTGTCATTCGCAGCAGAAGCTCCGCCCGCAAGAGCAGTTCCCGTTGAGAACGTTTGCGCCATAACTACTTGACCAGTATTTTTTACGTCCCTACCGAGAGTTGTTCCGGTAGTATTAGAGATAGTGCCCGCTTTAATAGGGCCAGAGAATGAAGTTATAGCCATTTTGAATTCCTCACATGCGAGTGATGGGGTGCTCTGTCTGCATGTCGTCAGCCGGGACTGTCAGAAGCACCGGATGATTCCCGGTAAGTGCTCAGTATATACCACTTTTTTAGTATCTGTACAAATAAAAAAGGCCCGCCGGTTAGGACGGGCCAAGTCTCAAGGGGTCATACAATTTACTGTAACACTAAATTTAAGACAAAAGAAAGGAGGCCGCAGCCCCCAATCTTAGTACCTTTTGCTTATTAAGCGCCGGGTGAGCCGTAAATGCCCAGTGGATCAGATACGCCGAAGCTGTATCTTTCACGAGCCTTATAGCGGCTGTTGCCTGTATCGAAGTCAGCATCCATAGATGTAGCCATCGGTGTACGGACAAAGTGCTTCAGACCGTTAGGTACGTCAGTCATCAAGAACCACGCGTTAGCGTCGGTCAAGTAATGATTAACTGTGTAGCCGCCCGGAATTGCACTGTTAGACTTGATAGCGTTGATGTCGTTATCCGCTGTAGCCACACGAAGCTCAGTTTCCAACAAGCGGGTAGCAACGAATTGCAGCGCAGGTGGGATAACAAGCTTAGTAGGCTGAGAAGCGATTAACAAACCACGCTCGTCAGTCCAACCAGCGATCTGAATAATAGCGGCTTCCAAAGAAGTCTCATTCAAATCTGTGCCAATTGTAGGACGGTTAGAGTTTGTGCCTCCAGATACGAGAGGGTGAGCAGTTGAACAAAGAACCTGCCCGTCACCATACGTAGTACCCGCTGCGAAAGCGTTGTTCAAGATTGTGGCACCTTTAACTTGCTTAGTGTAAGCCATAGCGCGGGCAAGAGCCTTTGTATAGCGTGCAGAAAGTGAGCCGTAAAGGTTATCCTCAATAGCTTCCTCAGTAATATAGAAACCCATTGCGATAGTCTCGTTTGTATAACGAGCCGTCCACGCTTCTTGTGCATTGTCATACTCGATAGCAGAACCCTCACCTTTAACAGGTGCGGCGCTAAAGCCTGACAACTTAACTTCTTCCTCGAACGAACGATCAGAAGACTCAGATTCGAAAATCTCAGCAGCTTCGTCACCATACTTCGCGTATTCGAGACCAAATAGGGCGTTTAGACCCGGTAATAGCTCCTTAAGGAGTTGCGCTCTTGAAATAGCCATTTGCTAGTCTCCTTATACGCCAGTTGTGTTGGTG